AGGCAACGTCGGCAAGAGCATCGAAGACCTCAAGATGAATGTCTTGGAAGAGATCGGAGACGTGCTGATCAGCCTCGATCTGATGACTGATGCAATCGGCGTCGACATTCGCGACTGCATCCCAATGAAGTTCAACAAGACCAGCCGCAAGGTAGGCCTGCCTGTGTTAATGGATGAAGATTGGGAACTGACCAGCGCTGATGGTCAGGTCTCCCCCAGCCCCCAGTTGGACCTCTTCCCACGCTAACGCGTGCCACACAAACTAACAAGGAAAGCCAAAATGGCAGCTACTGTATACGCCTTTGCTGGTAAGCGTTTCTCCGGCAAGTCCTCTGCCTCGCAGGTATTGATCGACATGGGGTTCACGGACCTCAAGTTTGCTGACCCTCTCAAGAACATGCTGCGGGCATTCTATGAAACCTGCGGACTGACTTCCGAAGAGATCGAACGCCGCATTGAAGGCGACCTCAAGGAAGAGCCATGCGATTGGTTGGCAGGCAAGACGCCGCGCTATGCCATGCAGACCCTTGGCACCGAGTGGCGGGAAATGATCAGCACCAACCTGTGGTCGGACATCTTCGTGAAGCGCGTCAACAGTGGCACGTTCGGGGACAAGATTGTCTGCAGCGATTACCGCTTTCCGCATGAGGCGGTAGCCTTGAAGCAGCTCAAGGCCCACACCTACATGATCAAGCGTAACCTGCCAAAGGACCTGCACGATCTCGCTGGGCAGCACGCGTCCGAGACTGCGGTAGACGACCTCCCTCCGATGTCGTCGTTCGTGAATAGCGGTTCGCTGGAAGACCTTCGTGACTTCGTATGCGATCTGGTCGAGGCGAATGAGGCCATCAAGGACATCGACTTCAGTGAGGCCACCGGTCTCGCCTACTATTCTATGGGGACCTGATATGGTCACCGAGATGGATCACCTCGCGATGGGGCTTGCGCGCGCCGCGACAGAAGACAGCAAGTGTGAGGGGCGCATCGTAGGGTGCGTCCTCTTGGGGAAGCATGGCGAAATCCTCGCCAGCGGCACGAACACCCTGCCGACTGGGTGTGACCATCGCGAAGATCATATTATGTCGCCGGGGAAGTATCAGTGGGTGGAGCATGCCGAGCGGTCGGCTATCTATGGGGCGGCACGTAATGGCACCCCGCTTGGCGGATCGACCGCCTACACCACTTTGTTCCCTTGCTGCGACTGCGCGCGCGGCTTGATCGAGAGCGGCGTCAGCCGCGTGGTGTCTTACACCCCGGACCTCAATGATCCGCGGTGGGGTGAGAACTTCAAGGTGTCGCTGCGGATGTTCAGCGAGTCTGGCGTGGACGTTGCGTTCCTCGACGGTGACGCCTGATGTATCGCAACGACACGATCACGGCTGATGAAATCAACTTTGCCCTGCGTAAGCGGCACGACAAGGACATCTGGTTCGAAGAACTGCGCATGTCTTCCGGGTTCGCCATGCAGGGACGGATTGACTTCCTCGCGATCTCCCCATCGCCTTCTACAGGCAACCGGGCTATCGCCTATGAAGTGAAGGTTTCGCGCGCAGACTTCAAGCGCGACACCCACGCAAAGCAGCGGGGCGCGCGCCTTTATTCCGACCAGTTCTACTACGTCGCGCCGAAGGGTGTGATCCTGGAAGAGCTGGTGCCGGATTGGGCGGGCCTCATCGAGGTTGAGTGGAAGGCCTACGCAGGACGCAAGCCTGCCCTCATCTTCAAGACCATTATCAACGCGCCGAAGCGCGACAAGGAACCGCCAAGCTGGGGCTTGGTATGTTCCATGATCCGCAACGCCAACAAGAAGGGGGGTGCCCTGTGAAGCATACCGTCACCCTCGACAACGAAGACATCAAGGAAATCGTCCGGGCGCATATCGAAAAGAGTTTCCCGGCTTCACGCTCGGGACGATGTGCATTGACCATACGGCAGGAAACCAGCAGGAGCCTGCCACCACCGAAATCAGGATCGACCTCGGTCGCCCCGTGCAGACAAAGGACTGAACATGAACCCTAACCTCAGCCTTCCCCCTGTGTTGGAGGAATACGCCAACTACCTGCCTATCAAGGCAGAGCTGCACAACTGGCAGGTCCAGCACTTCCACGGAAAGGACTACATCGCGGTCTGGGGATACGTCTACAACGACGACACCGGGCGGTTCCGGGATGGTGAATGGATTCGCACATCCATGATCGCCAAGATCGAAGACGGCATCGCCGTCACTCTCAACTCCGCCTACCGGCTGGTAGGCACCGAAGCAAAGGTATACGCCCATGTCAATTGAAGCCAAGATCATCGCGGACAGCATCGGACATAAGTCCAAGCGCCTGATCACGTTCCAGCTCCGCTATCCTCGGTTCATCCACGCCGAACTGATGACGCACCGGCAGTTCAGCCGCAACGCCTCATCCTCTCGCGCAATCCCCGTTGAGCATATGATTGCCGACATCATCGCCGATACAGCCATCCCGATCCACTGGGGCAAGAACCAGCCGGGGATGCAGGCCAATGAGGAAATTGATCGCACCGTATCCATCAAGTTCAAGGATACTGATCTGTCCCTGTCTGCGGACGAGGCGTGGTATGCGGCACGCGACAATGCTGTAGATATGGCGTATCATTTGCATTCTCTCGGAACACACAAGCAGGTGGTCAACCGCATCCTTGAGCCGTTCATGCACATCTCTGTCGTCGTGACCTCGTCCAATTTCGACAACTTCTATTGGCTGCGTCGCCACAAGGATGCTCAGCCTGAGATCAAGGCACTGGCGGACGCCATGTGGGTTGCTCAGCAGGCCTCGACGCCCAAGCTTCTCAATGCTGGTCAGTGGCACTTGCCTTACGTCACAGAGGATGACTACATGGCGCTGCGTATCATGGACGATGACATTCTTCGGTCGGCTGGTATCAGCTATTCCGATCCTGAGATGGGCGAGATTGATGCGATGCGGCGCATCTCTGTCGCGCGCTGTGCTCGTGTGTCATATTTGACACATGACGGCAAGAAGACGTCCATCGCGAACGACTTCGCGCTGTATGACCGCCTTGTTGGTTCGGTGCCGCTGCACGCCTCCCCGACTGAACATCAGGCAACGCCGGATGAACAGGTATGGAGCGAGCGCGGCATCGCGATCTGGGAGCACCCGTATCTGTCCGGAAACCTTGACGATGGTTGGATTCAGTATCGGAAGACGCTGCAGGACGAAGTCTGCAATGATTACGTGGGTGCGTGATGGCTAAGGTCACCATCACCATCGAAGATGTGGGGGCGAAGAGTATTTCGTTCACCACGGAGATCGCCGGGATTGAAGGTCCCGGTGACGCCGCCTCACCGGCTATGGCACTCGCCATGGCTACCCGCGCAATGTTCGAGAATGGAATGCTGGCACAGGCCGCTGGCGATGCACTGGCAGGCATCGCGCGCGGCGAACACCCCGGCGATGCAGTTCTCGCAAGCTACGCCCGTCGCAAGGCAGAAGAGGAAGGGTCATGACTGGACGTGAAAAGTCACCAAGTCGTGAACGCCTGATTGAACTCCGGTTCGAAAAGGCAATGACACGTGAAGACATCGCAGAACATTTCGAAGTCAGCATTGCGACAGTTCGTCGCTGGATCAAGGAAATGGATGTCCCGCGCCCGAGCCGCCGCACCCGGCCTAAGCGCCTCAAGCACCTGTCCCCAAATGGGGAAATCGTTGCAAAGCTTGATGATGGCTACAACAGCATGGAGCGCGCGCGCATTACCCTTGGCGGACGCCTCGTGTCTCGCTATGGGTATGGATACTACCTCGACGGCAAGCCTGCCCATATCGACGAAATCCTTGCGGCGGCTCAGGTCACGCTCGCCGGATAATATCAGCGAAAATGACCGTGTGATCTTGACAGTCATTTTCGTTGACAACCGATGTAAGTTATTCTAGCTTCAAGTTTCACTCCGGGACCGCTCGGAAAAATCGCACCGGTAATAACACCAAAAATAGGGGGACGTGCTCGGCGCACTCCCCACAACAATCTACGGAAAGTCCAAATATGCAGCAGAGTATTCGTGCACAGGTAATCGAGCGTCGCACATACCTTCGTCCTCTCGACGCCCACGGCACGGTGTTTGAAACACCGGCACAGGCATGGCGTCGCGTGATTGATCACCAGACGTGGCTCTGGGAGCGCGCGCAGGGAACGCCCCTCACCCTCGAACAGGAAGAAGAGCTGGAAGAGCTGTATAAGCTGTTCATGGACCGCAAGGTAACCGTATCCGGGCGCACGCGCTGGCTCGGTGGCACCGAAGTGGCGAAGACCCGCGAGTCGTCCCAGTTTAATCCACTCCCCCGCGCCTCATCATTTATCAGCGACTCTGGTGTCGTGTCGTTCGATGACCTCTCAGACGGAGATACTGTGACGGTGCTGACCCACAACGGGAACTGGAAGCCTGCTGTTGTGGCTAGTGCTGGTGTGCGCGATATGGTCGAAATTTGCCTTTCACGTGGCAAGACCAAGCATGTGCAGCGGTCGTCGGTAGACCACACGTGGATTCTTTCTGACGGGACACGTGTTCTGGCCTCCGATCTGAAGAACGGGTCCAGCCTCCACGCCGCACCCGCTGGGGATTTCTACGACTGGAACTATGACGAATCTTCTACAGACGAGCAGTTCTACTGGGCATTCGGCTTTGTATACGGAGACGGTTCCATCTCCCGTTCTGGAAATTCTGAAACCAGCCGGGTGCGCCTGTGCGGGACAAAGTCTCAGTTTCTTGACCGTTTCACATCTCTTGGGTTTGAACATTCCTTCCCGCCAAGCTGTGACAGCGATCCTATTGTCTACACCGGACAGTATAAGAAGACGCTGCCTGACGATGGCACAGAGTTGCGCTTGATACGTGCCTTCTTGCACGGGTATCTGACTGCAGACGCAGGAAAGGCCGACCGTCGCGGTGATACAAAGTTCATCTCTCTGTCGTGCTCTGATCCAGAAGCGGCAGAATTTGTGACACGGTATGCTCCCGTTTTTGGGCTGTATATTCTTCGTTCTGATTACGAAGAAGTTGAGACCAACTACGGCACCCGGAAGGCCACAGACATCCGCTTTACGACTTCGGCGGAAAATCTCGTGTGGCGGGTGGACTCCGTAGTGGCTGCGGACGCAGAAGAATGCTGGTGTCTGACGGTGGAAGACGACCACTCATTCGTTCTGCCAAACAGCATCGTCAGTGGAAACTGCTCCTTTGGCGAAGTGCAGACCGTTCACGACGTTGTTGATACCATCTGGCTCTTGCTGCAGGGCTGTGGTGTAGGCTTCCGGGCGAACATCGGTGTGTTGAATGGCTTCACAGCCTACATCCCTGACGTCGAGATCATCCGCTCGAAGAAGGTCCTGACTCGCGATGCTGGCGGCAACCCAATTTCCGACCCGGCCCTCAAGGGTAACCCGAACAACGTCGAAACCTTCGACAAGGATACGGGCGTCTGGACAATCGTCGTCGGCGACAGTGCAGAGGCGTGGGCAAAGTTCTTCGGCAAGCTTCTGGCGTTTAAGAAGTCGGCGACCAAGCTCATTGTTGACCTGTCAGAAATCCGTCCTGCAGGCTACCGCCTGTCTGGCTACGGCTGGATCAGCTCTGGCGACTCACAGATCGCAATCGCAATCGTCGGCATCGTCGAAGTGATGAACCGCTCGGCAGGTAAGCTGCTGACCGCGATGGACATCCTCGACATCGAGAACCACCTCGGCACGATCCTGTCGTCACGTCGGTCGGCTGAGATTGCTCTGTATCCATTCTCTGGTTCCGAGTGGGAAGATTTCGCCACCGCCAAGAAGGACAACTTTGCCTACTTCGTACGCAGCGCTTCTGCAAACGTGCTGGCAAGCCCCTCCAAGGATGCTGCCGTGGTCCGTATCGCTGCAAGGGGTTCGTCTCTGTTCGCAAATACAGATGTCAAGCGTAAGGACGTCACGTTCAATAACGCTGACGAAGGCGTTGACTACGTTCAGGTTCTTGGCGCTGACTGGTCTCCTGAGGGCTGGGTATCCACGGCAGACGCTAAGAAGGATAGGGTCCATCGCCAGATGTCGAACAACTCCATCCTGTTCGAGCAGAAGCCGACCCGCCGCCAGCTCAAGAAGGTCTTTGGCCTGATCGAAGCATCAGGCGGTTCCGAGCCGGGGTTCATCAACGCTGTTGAAGCCACGCGCCGTGCGCCATACTTCAAGGGTGTGAACCCTTGCGCAGAAATCCTGCTGGGCGACAAGAGCTTCTGCAATCTGGTTGAGACGGCTGTCTGCCGCTTCAACGGTGACGAGGAAGCCCTGCACCGCGCACACTACATCGTGGCCCGCGCCAACTACCGCCAGACCTGCGTCAACCTTGACGACGGCATCCTGCAGCGCACGTGGCACGAGCTGAACGACTTCTT